TGTTGTATTAAAGGGGGCAGGTTTACACTTGCCCCTTTTTCAAATAAAGTCAATGATCTATCTTCAAACAAATACACCAGACCAACAAGTGTTCTTATCACTTGACGAAGCACGGCAATACTTTGCTACAGCCTTCACAAACTACCTTTTAATTTTAACGCACGAAGAGAATAGCACAACGGGCAATGACCTTGCACAAGTTGCGGTCATCGTTAATGAAAACGTGCGCATAACGGAACTTGAAATCACCACAGTTGGTCTTACATTAGCAGGCAGATACAGGTATGAAGTATACGGACAAAATTCTGCAAGCAATACTGACCCGACAAGCGGTCTTGTTATTGGTTTGTGCCAGCGTGGATATGCTGTATTGAATCAGAACACAACGTGGTTTGATGTGCCTGTAGTAACCATACCAAATGACATCATCTATGAACCATAACGAATCGAATATAGTATCATTGAAGCTTAGCGAATACGTTGCTAAGTCGGATGCGGAAAAAGTAGACCGCAAAGGTTGGGTTAACTACGGAGACCAAAACGACTTTCCACAATACCTGCGTGACCTTGCGCACGAATCACCCGTACATGGTAGCTTAGTTGTTGCCATTGGTGACATGATAGCCGGGAAGGGTATTCAGTCGGAGCAATACCAAGCAGAACTTGACGCACTTAAAATTGATAGCCTAACCTATGCCTGTGCGCATGACTTAAAGTTGTTTGGTGGTTTCTACATCGAAGTGATTTGGAGCAATGACCGCACGGTAATATCAAAGCTAAACGCAATACCATTTGAAGAATGCCGCATTGCGGTGAATCAGGATGACGATAGTGAGATAGGAATCTTCCACAGCTACGATTGGAGCAACACACGCAAGAAAAGAAATACTCCTGAGTTCATTCCCAAGTATAACTACTTGACACGCGAACAAGAGCCACGCCAAATCTATTGGTGCTTTACATACACCGGTTCGGATGTGTACCCACGCCCTGACTACTGGAGTGCGATTAACTACATTGAGTTAGACAAGCAGATATCAATCTTCCATATCAACCAAATATCAAACGGTCTTTTCCCATCGACTATCATCAACTTCTACAACGGGCAGGCAACGCCCGAGCAGAAGCAGCAGATGATGATGGATTGGGAAAACAAGATGAGTGGCGCACGCAATGCAGGTAAGGTTGTAATGTTCTTTAACGAGCGTGACCAACCAAAGACTGAAATTACACCATTCCCCGTTAATGATGCGGATAAGCAGTATCAATTAATGGATACAACCGCAACGCAGAAGATTATTACTGCGCATCGTGTTACTACACCACTTCTTTTTGGTATTCGCGATACAGGTGGTGGCTTTGGTAGCAACAAAGATGAAATGGCGGTAGGTCTTGAGATATTCAATAAGCAAGTTGTTGAGCCATATCAGGCTAAAATCAATAAGAGCATTGAAGAACTATTGGGCAATCAATTGCCGGGTGTAGAATTTGAAATCGTACCTAATACACCATTAGCTATCGAACAAGTAAAAACGCCTGTTGCGGTAACCGAAACTATTGTTGAACCTGCACCTGCGGCTTTAACTGCGGAACAAATCACACAAATTGTCCAAACCGTTCTTTCCGCTACGTTGCCACATCTTGCAGACGAAAAAAAAAAAGATGATAGCACAGTAGGCGATGCGCTTATCGCATTAGGCGAAGACTGGAAAGAAGAGTGGTTGCTCATTGATGCCTACAACGCAGATGAAGAAATCGAACATGAGTTTGCAGTGCGCACAGGGGCGGCACGACCTGCGGCAAAGAGCGAACAGGACGCGATTATCGATGGTAAATACTTTATTACACGTTATGTGTACGCAGGTAGTTTTACCCATGATAATATGCGCCCATTCTGCAAGAAGATGGTGGAAGCAGGTAAGCTATACCGCAAAGAAGATATCGTGTCGATGGAGAACGTAGCCGTTAATCCCGGATGGGGACCAGAGGGTGCGGATACATACGATGTCTGGCACTGGAAAGGCGGTGGCAATTGCCGCCATTTTTGGGAGAAGCGTGTGTATGTAGATACCAAAGGCGCAAAGATTAATCCTAACGACCCCGATGCACAACGTATTGCTGTTGCAATGGCTGAACGAATGGGATATAAAGTGCGCAATCCCCTGTACGTAGCAAAGCTACCTGAAGACATGCCCCATCGTGGCTTTCTACCAACCAATCCAATTTACGGCAATCAATAATTACAACTATGGCAGAGGTACTACTAATATCAGAGAACTACATCAAAAAGTACACTACGATTAATGGTAGTGTTGACCCTAACTTGCTATATCCTTCCGTGTATTTAGCGCAGGATAAATGGCTGCTTCCCTTTTTGGGAACTAATCTGCTAAACAAGATTAAGGACGATGTAGCCAACAACACAATCGCAGGCAACTATCAAGTATTACTTGAGGATTACATTCAAAAGTGTTTATTGTGGTGGGTTATGGTGGATGTAACGCCTAACCTGTGCTATCGCATGGACAACGGCACGCTTGTGCAACGCCAAAGCGAAGACACTATACCTGTTTCGGATGTGGTTATGAAGGACATGATAGATCGTGCAAGACAAAACGCTGAACACTACACGACATTGCTTGTCGATTACCTATGCGCTAACAATGCTTTGTTCCCTGAATACTCCACAAGCACTTGGCCTGAGCGTTCACCACGCACGGATGTGACAAACACGCTTAACTACCAGTTCAGCACTGGCAACACGGCAACATCTTTTCGTCCTACCTACTCTCGTAACATCATTAATCGTATACCATGAGTGATAAGAAGACCTTGAAACAAGATTACACCGAGCGTTTGCGCAAGTATGAGCGCGAGCTGCAATTAAAACTCAGAGCCAATGGCAAACAAGAAGGAACAACCACAGGAAAAAAGTAACACCCTGAAATCACTGCGCTACAAGTTGCAGTTGATGGATGGTTTGTGGTCAATACCACTTGCCTTCTTAGTGTTTGCGCTATCAGGCACGATGTCCGTTGCCTATTTTAACGATGCAATCATTAGCACGGAATACATCCAGTATATCGTGCTTGCTGCACTCGTCATGGTCTTTGCAAACTTCGTAGTTTTTTTGGGCATTAGATTTAATTTTCGGGCATTGCAACGCGAGATATACAACAAGGAAGTCAAGTATGAAATAAACACCTATCTAACGACATGGCAAAAGGTTGTCTTATACCTGCTCTTATATGCATTCTACTTTGCTGCCTACCTGTATATTCTACAAATGCTGATGACGGTTACTGCGTAAGGGCAACCGCTGCATCGTTTGTTGGTGTAAGGGAAAAGGGTGGCAACAATATGGGCTTTAACGATAGAGCCTTGCTTGTGCTTATGAAGCAACAAGGTTGGCAGCCCGGCTACGCATGGTGCAGTTTCTTCGTTATGGCTATGCTTGACGAGTGCGGCATACCACACACCATCACAGGTTGGTCACCGACCGCATACAACCGCAATGATGTCATTTTCACGGATGGTAAATTCGTGAAGTCGTTTAGTGATAGTGATGCACTGGTGATGACACTTAGCTACAATTCATTTAAGGGCAAAAGATACAAGGGCATCGGTCACACGGGCATAGTGGACAAGGTGGCTAAGTATTCAGTGCGCACCATTGAGGGCAACACCAATGAGCAGGGCATGCGCGATAGCCGCACACGCGATGGTGTGTACTATAAGATTCGCCCACTATCTAAAAATCTACACATAACACGATGGAAGAAAACAAGCTAAGAAGCACGGTACTAATCGCAGCGGTTGCAGCGGTTGTGTTAATTATGATTATTGTTGGTGTTAAATCCTGCAAGGAAAAGGAAGACCCTGCTATTGAACGGCTGCAAAGCATTAACGATTCACTTTATCAAATCATTGAAACCAACAACAGCAAAACTGATAGTCTTTTTTTGAAGATAGACAGTCTTCAAATCCATCAAGACACCATCATCCAACAGCAACAAATCACTAATGAAATTTACCGCAATGAAACTTACAATATTCTTTCTTCTACTCCTTCTAATGCCAACGCTCAGTTTCGCGCAACGCTCAAAAAGTCGGATAGCCTACTCAAAGCAGGATTTTACACCCGAACTTACAACTTACGATCTGCAGCTTTTCAATCTCAATTACAATAGCATGATGTATTGGTACGGCACGGCTATGGAAATCGATAGCTTGTACCAACTTGAGCGGTTAAAGACCACTTATTACGCTAAAATAACAGGCATTCAGGCGCAGAGTTATGAAACACTTGCTGAAATCTACGCCAACAAGCAGGCTATTGAAAAGGCTATTGCAACTGAGAAGGACAACGAAATAAAGGAGTTGAAAAAGAAGAACAGGCGGTTAATAATTACTAACACAGCACTCACTTTAGGTATCACAGCGGTAGCAGTTTCTACTATATATTTTACAATCTTTTAGACATGACTTTTGAACCGAGGGATTTAATCACAATAATTGGTGGAGCGGTATCGCTTACTGGCTTGTACTACGCATTGAAGCGCGATGTGGTGAAAGTATCAAGCGCATTAGGCAAAGTCGAATCATATCACAAAAGAGAAGTTACTATGCTATCCGATTCCATCAAAGACACAAAGGATGAGTTTAACACCAAACTCAATACCATGAAAGAAGAACAAAACAAAGCCATTGATAAGCTTGAAAAAAAGATTGATGTGATTGCGTCACAAAACTTGACCATTAGCACCAATCTTGCGGAGTTAGCCGGGTTCATTCGTGGCAATAAATAACACAACATGCAAGGTCAACATGCGGAAATCTACAAAGAGATACATGCAGGCACGGGTACAATAGCAGACCGCATTCGTGCGGCTATGGTGAAGCATGGCATCACAATGCAATACAGGTCATTTGAGCGATTGTATTATAGTTGGCGCAAGTATCATAACCTAAAGGCAGAACAGCCTGTTAAAACGAAGCCTGTCGGCAATCTATCAAAGCTATCTGCCGACCTTAATCAGTTCAACAGTCTTCTCGCAGAGTTAGCACCTGAAACGAGCAATCCGCTCGACCTTCCACCATCGCAGGAGAGCGACTACAAACCTTTCAAACTACCGACCAACCATAATGACATCCTGCTCTTGTCGGATATTCACGTGCCGTACCATAACATTCAGGCACTAACCCTTGCGCTGAAGTATGGACTGGAGCATGAAGTCAATACAATTCTGCTTAATGGTGACATCATAGACTTCTATGCTATTAGCAGATTTGAAAAAGACCCACGCAAAAGAAACTTCGGGCATGAGGTACTAATGACAAGGCAGTTTCTTGCAACGCTGCGCAAGCTATTTCCAAGTGCAGCGATCTATTACAAGTGTGGCAACCACGATGTGCGGTACGACCACTACATCATGCGCAATGCGCCCGACCTGTTGGGCATGGATGAGTTCAACTTTGAATCATTGATGAAGCTTGACGAATTAAACATCACATTCATTCCCGACAAGCAGATAATCCATGCAGGCAACTTAACCATTTTGCACGGACATGAACTGGGCGCATCGGTATTCAGTCCTGTAAACATCGCACGGGGTTTGTTCTTGCGTGCCAAGTCCGATGCATTGTGTGGTCACCATCACCAAGCGAGTGAACATAGCGAACCGAACATCAAAGGAAAGCTTACAACTTGTTGGAGTGTGGCATGCCTGTGCGAATTGCACCCTGACTACATGCCCATCAACAAGCATCACCACGGCTTTGCGCATGTGCGTGTGATGGATAGTGGCGAGTTTGAAGTGAGCAACTACCGAATAGTAAACGGAAAGATTCGTTAAAGAAAAAGCCCCCAACGTTTTGAGGGCTTGTTCAATCAATAACGAAAAACAATGATGCGTATTATCACATAACCGTTGCAAATATAGAACTATTCATCAAGCAAGTCGTAGACTATTTTTCCGAACTGCTCGTACAGGACTTCTAATGCATCTTGCGTTGGCTCATCGTGATTGCCATACTTCACTTCATTACGCATCAAATTCATGATGTCTTTAAGCGCATCCTTGTACCGAGCAGCGTTCAGCGTGTAGCTGTATTCTACTTCGTCTTCGGGTAGATTAAAGGTTAGTGTTGCTTTCATGTTGTTCGGTTTTATTTGGTTGTCCAGTTTCACCATCCCTGTACCCATCATTGTATGAGTTGTGGATGTGGTTCATTTCAATTGTTTGCACTGCGTTCAATAGCCCTTCCATCTCTGCCCATGTCATTTTGATGGCTTGACCTTTGAACCTGCGCTTTAGAGTTAAGTGCAGTCTGCGAATGGCGGTTTCTTTTTTCTCTTGTGTCATTGTGCTTGTCGGATAAAAAGTTCTTGTCTGATTCTTATTAGTGTTCTATTGATGTAATCCTTCTCCGATGGTGTTTTACCAACCATGCCCAGATACTTGTGGCGAAGCAGACGCAACTCGTCATTGGTTAGGCTCATCATTTCTTTTCGCTTCATACTTTGTCAATTTTAGTAGTTCGTTCTTTACGTGCATGTAGTAAGCTTTGACGCTATAGTATTCACCCGTGCCTTCAAAGTCCTGCATAATCTCATCAGGTGCGTTGGTTATTGCTTCATCGACACAATACAGCGCAGCGTTCACTGCTTTGATATGCACCAGTGCAAGTTGCCCTAACTGCTCACCGCCTTCGACTATATCAAAATAGTTCGAGTACAGTTGCCATGCCTTTTCCTTTGCTTTCATTGTTTAGCTTATTGATTAATTCGATTACTTGTTCCTTATTGTAGTAGTGCTGCATTGAATTGCGCACATGGTCTTTAAGTTGGTCAGTGGTCATGCATGCAAAGTATTAAGGTATTCACGCCACATTGGTACACGCTCCTGAAGCTTTGCGATTGCTGCCTCATCAAACTCAACAACCTTTTCGTGTATGCGCTCCTGCACTGGTATATCGTATGTCCACTCCATGCGATGCGATTCTAAGTCTGCATCCGGGTAATCGCGCATGAACTGCTCCATGTCGTATATCATATTGCGCTCAATGTTCTGCGCCTTCTTGATGAACGTAGGGTCACCTTGTGGATCAATAAGATTCAGCCTGCGTGCAAGTCTATACTTTTCGTCGTTAATCATTTCAATGGGTGCATTGACAAGCACGAAGCAGAAGGTTGCAGTAGGTGCGCCTGTTAGCCACATGTAGGCTTGACCTTGCCAATAGTAATCTTTGCTCAAGTCATCCTGCTTTGCATCCATAAAGGTGTGGATGCTCCAACTGCTTTTGATGTCGGGTACGTTCAAGCACTTGTCATTGTCATCAATAATGAGCAGGTCGGGTGTGCCTTTGACAAATTGATTTTGGAACATCTGCTCGTTCTTGAACACGATTTGCTTTCGCTCCCTTCGCCACATGTCGATGGCATCATTCTCAACCGCTAAACCTTTCTCAATGTACTTGTTGCTAATCTCTTTGTAGCGTTTGTAACGCTGCTGCACATAGACTTCCAGTAGTGCGCTCTTTGTGGTTTCGCTAAGACCTGTTTTGGTTCTTGCATCTGTCATCAACTTACCAAGTTGTGACGCTCTGAATAATACGTTTTCCATTTGTTGTTATTGTTATTGATGGTCAAATATAAATCATTCACCTAAACCGTACTGCTCTTTTTTGGCATTAAGTTCATCGCCTACTTCAGCCAATACCTCAGGGCTGCATGCTTTAAAGATTTTCATCAGCTGAGTGATGTCGGTTGCCTGCTGAATGAGTTCGCGCACATACGCTACATCTTGTTCATGCCCACGACCGAGCGCACCCTTTAACTTGAATGGCTTGTAGGTGTCTTTGTTCTTGCGGTTCAAGTCACGACCGAATACCTTGCCTAATGACAATGCTGCGTTTTTCAGACACTCTGCTTTAAGTTTACCAAACGCCAAGTCCATAGCGTTGGCTTTCTTGTTATCGGGGTTTAATGCCCATCTATTGCGATCGCTGCCAAACACGTTGTCGGGTACTTTGTCTACCATGATGATTACCGATGCTGCACCGGTGCGCTTTAGTTCATAGCCGCTAATGGGGTGTATTACCACTAACTCAAGTGAAGCTTGCACTTCGTTGGCAAGAACCGCCCATTTAAAGTTCTCAGTGCGCCAATGCCCAAAGAATAACTCATCCAGTGTGGTTTCTACGTGGCTGATGACTAATGTCTGCGCCTTCTTGTCGGGCGTAGATTCAACTCCGAGTGGGTCGGGTTCTGCATTGAGCATCTGCTGAAACTTCTGCAATGCTTCAAGATTGTCTTTGTGAAAATTCATGTTATTGATTATTGATTGGTTTGCTTAGTGATTCATTAGGCAGTCGTTCAGTTCTTGGCAGTAGCTTAGAACTGCGAAAATGATAATTGCGCCAATGATGTAACGGAGAATGGTAGATGCTTTTTTCATGTGATAAGATTTATTGTTATTGATAGGGCGAAGATAGTGCAACTACTTACACTCACCCTGTTAAAAATTGTTAAAATTCATGGGGACAATTTGTCCCTTATAGGGTACAAATATTCGAAGATTTGTGACTTTTATAACCCATCGGGTGCACACGAGGGTATAAATGCAACAAAATTACTCTTGTTTATACCTTCATAGGTAAACTACGCCCAACTATAGCTGCCGTAATTCGGGAACAACTCGAAGTACATGCGCATCATAATTGCATCAGCGTAGTCAGGACTCTTCCCATGCATGCGTGCTATCTCGTCTTTGCCTATCACGGCTAACTTGCCATCTGCTTCAGGTTGCCTTCTGCGTATCATGTCCAGTTCTTGAACGATGACATCGCGGAACTGATTCACTTTGAAGATTACTTTGTTCTGCTCAATCAATTCTGCTAACTTGAAATAGCACTCAGCCTTTTGGTTGGTGAACTTATCCGATTGCTTTGCACGACCACCATTGAGAAAGCCGCGACACTTCAAGCTATCGACTACACCACCGCCTACACCATCTTCATCGCAGATCACGTTGGAAAGTTTGACCGAATGCCTGTCGCATAGTTGGCGAATGGTAGCGACAACAGTTGTTATTGGTTGCTTGCGCAGCTCGTGTATTTCGATAAGGTGCAAACCATGCCACACGCAAATGACGCTACGGTCTTTTCCAAGTCGTGCGATGTCGGCACTGATGTACTTTTCACCTTTGGCTTCTTCTTCCCGAAAGCAACGCACCAAATCATCGTATTGATACAGGTTGTCTACGCTCTCGTCATATTCCCAATCGCCATACAGCAGCCTTCGCCTATCTATTTCGGGCAAGCGTTCAAGTGTTTCGATGTAGCTTTCAGGCAGGTGTGGGTTGTCGGTCGGCAGCGATGGGATGAATGCAAGGTGCTGCGCTAAGTTATCTGCTTTGAATGGTGCGTAAAACTCATTGTAAAGCCATCCTTTGGAAGGATTGCAAGTGAGCAGCATCTTTGGTGCTAAATCAAATTCGCGTAGCTTAAAACGGATGCGCGATTGCAAAATGTCAATTGCCCTCTTTGATACCTGCGCAGCTTCATCTACATACGCATCGGTCAACTCAAGTCCACCAAGTGCGTGAAATTCAGGGTCACTTGGGTAAGCAAACAAGTCCTTTAGGATTATCTCACTACCATTGCTGAATGTGATAACGTGCGTTTGGTTGTTGATGGTGTAGTGTTCGTTGGGCGCAAGACCAAACATCTGCGCTACCTCAAAGAAAGTCTTTAGCGTGGTCTTCTTTAACGTGTCCAACTTACTACGACCTATCAGACCTCGCGTGCCTGGATACTTGAACCTTCGGCTTATTTGCCATGCACATCCGATAAATGATTTTGATCCACCTGCTGCACCACCGAAAAGCACCACACGTGCCGGGTGTGAATTACCCAACACACGCAGTGCTTCGTTTTGTTTCGGCAGGTATTCTATCATAATCTTTTGTAGTCATAACAGGAGTCGAACCTGTGGGCAAATGGGTACAATGTCGGTTTCATACAAACCACCCATCCACTCTATGTATGCTCAGCATTAAGCCACTCTGCCATATGACCATGTTGCTCGTCTTTCCGAGCCGTCATCAACTTTTTCTTCTAATGTTTCGGGGTTGACACCTTCTGTAGTCAGGACAGGAGTCGAACCTGTTAAGCAGCTATTAGTCCGTTACTGCGTCCTGCTTCTCTTATGGCTACCATTTCGCCACCTGACTAATCCTTTTTAGAACGGCAAATCACCTGTGCCTTGTGAATCGTCCACTTCGTCACGCTTAACTAGTGGCTCACTCATCTTGCCCGAAAAGAACTTGCCGCTCTTGCCTTCCTTAACCCATGCAGCCAGTCTCATCTTCTTGCCGTTAACCATAATCTCACCAGTGTATTCAGGTGCGTTGTTGGTTGTCTTGTTGTTCTTGAATAGGGTGAACTGACCCTCTTGCATTTGATAGTTACTCATTGTATTAATTGTTAATTATTGCGATGTCATCAACCATCAGTGCGATGGTTTTATTTCCGTTTAAATCGGTCGTTTCATTTATTTCAAACTGCTCAAGGTAGATGCTGTGGATGTCGATGAAGCCTATGAAGATTTCCATATCATCCGGGTATTCAGCCAACCTATCAAACAATTCGCCTATTGTCATAGCCTGTATTCATCTTTGTCAGTGAGCAAAAGTAACTCCTCAAAGATAAGACGCATTGCCATGTTATCGCTCATAGCTGGGCGCATACTTCGCTTAGCTGTTAGCACGAATAGTTTGCGTAGCAAGTCAGTTTCTTTTTGCTTATCGTATTGTTTCACGCAAATTTTATTTTTATTTGTTTATATCATATAATGATAATTGCACATTATCATAATTCGTTTTTATGTTTGACCATATTGCTTCAGTTGTTTTAAACATAGCACCTTGCATTTCAACCATAGGTTTAAATGGTAGCCAAGTAGCTTTTGTATTCTCACAAACTATTGCTTGTCCGTTTCGTTCCTTGCACCATTCAGCCAATTTATCAAAGTCAATGTTTTTATTACTGCATTTGTATTCGTGTCCACCAAACTCATAAGGTGGGTCTATAAACCAAGTTGCTTCTACATTTTCAAGTTCATCATAACTCCCAAGTTTAATTTCCCAATGTTTTATTTTGTGCAAGTTTTTAATAATAAAATCAAACTTTTCATCCATTCTTTTTACAGCGAAATAACTTGCAGTCCTTCTCATTCCCGTTGTTCCATCTTGCACCATAAAGCCCATAAACTTTCTTTCTATATTTGATAAATCATAGTCATCAATTGTTTGCCCTGTATCAAGTTTTGGAAGTCCTTTAATATCAGCTTCACTTGCATTTTTAAGGTAATTCCATACTTCTACTATTACAGGATATTTATCCACAAGCAAAACATCATTCTGCCAATATTTCAAACTATATCTTGCACTTCCAGCAAAAGGTTCAATTATCCTTTTGTATTTCGGTGATGGATAGTAATCTACTATTTTACTTTTGCTTCCGTAATATGAAAACATATATTTTCAATTTTTAGTATTCATTTTGCTTGTTAATCTCTTCGATGTAACGCTCCTTGCGGTACTCGTTGAACTGGTAAGGTGTGTTCTTGTAAACCCGAAAGCGCATGTCGTTATTCCATTGCGGCAGCGCATCGTATTCCTTCATCAACAATTGCTCAAATGCAGTTGGTGCAATGCGCTTCACTTCTTGTGCCGGTGCTTCTTCAATCTTCAACTTATCCGCTGTTTGCTGAATAGCCTCAAGCACCTGAGGGTGTTGGAACATTTCGTAGATGTTATTGGTTTGAGTTTCTTTCTCGCGTGTTGCTGTTATGTGCATGTCCCTTTCCTGTTCAAACTTCAACAGCCATTCGTTTAAGATTGATAAATCTAATCGGTTGTAAATAGTACCATATATTCCTGCAACACCACGATCTAAACACAATTGGATATCTTCTAAGCTGTACTTCCAATGATGCTGCACGAAGTGTTCGGCGGCAAACTTTATCTGCTCATTGTTCATGTTCTTTTCAATGTTCAGCATTGCACAGCACCGGGCAATAAGCATTGAAATTTTAAACTTAGTTTCTTCGCGGTCTACTTTTCTAAGAGTTGCTATCTTGTCGCATTTCACGCTCTCGTGCAAAGTCAGCTGCGATTTGGGCTGCCACATTTTGATAGTGTGCAACGTTGTCAAACCTTGGTTTTGTTCCATAAGAATTAGATTTTTGATTATTTGAGTTTTCGAATTTACTATTATTGACCATCCAGTTACGTGCTGAAGCTTTCCAATCTTTCATTTGATTGCGCCCTTGCTTCCATCCATTGGCTTCGTAGTAGTTAAAAAATTTCGCGGCCTCGGTGTTTATTTTTTCATCAGTCCACTGCATGTGCTTTTGTACTGAATACTCACCCATAAAATTGTAAACATCATTTTCGTTTGGTGGTGCGAATGCACTACGTTTATTGTTTATGGTTTGTGGTTTATTGTTTACTTGTTTATGAATGTCGCAGTTGCTTTCAACATTGCTTTGTACTGTGCTTTCACTTTGCTTTGTCAAGTGCTTCATCAGTGCTTTGTCAAGTGCTTTGTTACTTGCTTTGTCAAATTTTGATAGAGCAACTATGTTGCATTGGTGTTGATTGACTGCCTTCTTTACCACCTTAACAAACCCCCATTCAATCAGTTGGTCAAAACACTTCTTGTATGTGTTATAGCTTTTACATCCCATACCTTGCATGCATTCACTGGCTGTGATTTGAAATACATCTACCCAACCTAATCGGTTGTTTATTTCAACAAGCCATAGGTACAAGATGCCATGCGAAGCAGTAACATGTTCCGGGTGTTCAAAGGCGTAGTCAAACCATGCCCGTGAATATGAATAGCCATTAGTCGTTTTCATTTATTAAACATATTGCTTAAATACTCGAATAATTCTAACTGCTGACCGATGTTGAGTATAATGGTACACTTGGACAATGTGCCATCATTATTGTGTTTTTGAATCTGCATAACAATATCTGTATCCTTCGGATGTACAAACATTGATGAAGCTATGCTGCTGTCTTTGTCAATAGTGACAAATGAAATACCTGAGTAATTTTCCATGAAAGTAAATACCCACCACTACACACAAAGGCTACCCAGCGCACGGTTGTGCTTATGGCAATGCGGTAATGGTGGGATTTGAAATGTTTTTCATACTGAGTAGCATTGCAAATATAGTCAAACTATACTTACTTCCAAATAATTGTAGCGA